TAGTAAATGAATATAACAACTAGGAGAAAGAATGAGTATAAAATTTACAGATTGGGTAATGGACGAACAAGAAAAAAGAGAAAATAGCTTTTTAGATAATTGCTACGAAAGAGCATTCGTTATCTATAGCTACGATAAGAACTTACACTTAGCGCACTTAGAGAACTCTAATATGCCCTTAAAAGACTTTTTAAAATCATATAAGGTTAAGATGAGAGAACTAGATGATGAGGAGGTAATCTATCATATATGATTAAAGAAAAACAAAAAAATATTGGTGACCTTGAGAGAAAGATAAAGATAGGTTATCAAGATGTGTCCGTGGAGCGTGATACAACAACCTTTCAAAAACAATCAGATGCCTACG